ATATGACACATGCAGTTAAGATGCTTAATTATGCAAACAAGAACACGCTTCTTGTCCTCATATCACAACAGCGTAATCAATTTGGGTCTATGCATGCTTCGCATATTCCGACGGGTGGAATGGCAGTTAAATTCTTCTCATCTACTGTTATTAAACTATGGAGCTCGGAAGCTGAAGCGAATGCGATCAAAGCTGGCGTTAAAGTTGGCGATAAGATTATTGAACAAAGGGTAGGAAGACCAGTAAATTGGATCATTGATTACAATAAACTAGGTCCGCCTAATCTTGCAGGACAATATGATTTTTATTACCAAGGAGAAACTATTGGTATTGATAGGACAGGAGAAGTACTTGATGTTGCCGAAATGTGCGGAGTCGTGGAAAAGGGTGGCGCTTGGTACACCGTGGAAGGTGAGCGGCTACAAGGAAGAGCAAAAGCCGTGCAATTCCTTCGTGATAATCCAAAAGTAGTAGACAAACTTGTTAAGGCTATAGATGCCAAGTCTTAATGAATTCATACAAAACAAAGAGCCAACCCCAGGCCTAGATAAAATTGAAGAGTCTAGGCCATGCTCAAAATGTAGCAAGGACTCAGACTTTTATTATTGGAATGCACAAAATTTAGAAATGACTTGGACATGCCCAGACGGTCATAAAAATTCATACAGGATAAACTAATGTCAGAAAGATCAGAAGCAAAGAGAGATGGCGCAAAACAACAAAAGAATAGCGGCAGGGGAGATTACCAAAAGGGTGATGCTATCTGGAATGGCTTTGTTGTTGACTATAAAGAGTCTGGTAAATCTGTATTAGTGTCAAAAGAAATGTGGGCAAAAGTATGCACAGATACCTTTAAGGTAAGCAGGGCATATTATCCAGTATTAAAATTAGTTATAGGTGAAGACAATAGTAAGACAAGATTAGCAGTAATTGAGTGGTCATTACTGGAACAGCTAGTAGAAAAGTGGCACGAGTGAGAGATATATTTATGACAACATTAGTTGGAGCTATTGTAGGTGGAGTATTTAGCGCATTCAAGCTTCCAATTCCAGCGCCTCCAGTATTTGCTGGATTGATGGGAATCGTTGGACTATGGATTGGATACGCTATAGTAACAAAGGTATTGGCATGACAGAGAAAAATACATTAGAGTTAATTAATGATATAACAGAGTTTAATGATCTGCATGAATATATGAAGGATGAACAGCTTGATAAAGCTCTTGCCATCGTGGTAAAGCTTTTACTAAACCCAGATGTACCAGCAGCAAAAGCGCCACATCTTATAATTGAACTACAGGCAATGTCTACAAAGTTTTCTATGCTTGCCTCTGTATACTCAACTATTGCTAAAGACAAGGCTGGGACGGTAAATAATAATAAAAAGAATATATATTATTCGGCAAAGGAGTCGATAGACAAACTTGTGGATGCCCTCAAGTATGTTGTTCGCTATAATGGCTAGAGACATAGTAAAAAACTTAAAGTTTAAAAAATATGAAGGTAAATTTGATCCTAAAGAATTTGCCAAGATGCTTGATGATGCCTATCTTGCTACAAAACGTGCAGATGGAGAAATGACTAAATATACATTTAGCCCAAGTAGTTTTGGATATGGCAATGGAAACTGTCCACGTTATTGGTATATGGCATTTAGCGGAGCAACTTTTATAGATAACAACGACGCAAAGGCAGTCGCAAATATGGCTCAAGGAACTCAGGCTCATGAAAGATTGCAAGGCCTAATTGAAAAAATGGGAGCTCCAATAAAGTCAGTACAGACTGAAATAGAGATTAAAAATGAGTATCCTCCAATTCGTGGGTTCATAGATCTCGTAATTAATTGGGATGATGAAGAAGTTCTTGGAGAAATTAAAACGGCTAAGCAGGAGGTATGGGATACAAGGCAGGCAGAAATGTCACCATCAGCAAACCACATGCTTCAGTTGCTTACATATATGAAATTGAGGAATGTAAAAGAAGCCTTCTTTTTGTACGAAAATAAAAATACACAGGAAATTCTTTTGATTCCAATTCAGATGAATGATAAGAATAAAGAACTTATAGACAATTTCTTTGTTTGGCTCTGTGAAGTCTATGATAATTTTAAAGATGGCGGACTTCCAATAAGGCCGTTTGTAAAAACAAGTTATGCCTGTAAGGGCTGCCCAATTAAAAAAGAATGTTGGGCTGGTCCAACTGGAGAAGTTCAAATTGAACAATATGAGGTGCAAAAATAATGATATGCGCTAACAAAGAATGTGCAAAAGACTTTGAGGCTAAGACCCATAATCAAAAGTACTGCTCAGATGAGTGCTGCCGAGTTGCTACAAATAGGCGGATCATGGAAAAGTACTATGAGAAAAAAGCAATTAGAGGCGGAGCAAAAAGACTATGCAAGAAATGCAATGCTAGATTAAGTAGATATAACGAATCTAATATATGCTCTGGATGTCAGAAAAAGATTGATATAAATCAAAAAAATAAACTGTTAAGGATGATCGATGAAATTGGGTGAACTCATAAAGACAAAAGCAGGTAGAGTTTTGGGTATAGATGCCTCCACAAATTCTATAGCATTTTGTTTAATGGAAGACGATAAACCTCTTAAATGGGGCAAGGTAGAATTTACTGGGTCTGATATATATGAAAAGATCCATGACGCTAAAATAAAAGTTCATGCAATGCTTGATGAATTAAGGTCTGACTATATTGTTGTTGAAGGTGCCGTGTTTGTAAAATCCCCAGACGCCGTAATAAAGTTGTCCTATGTCTACGGCGTAGTAATAGCAGAACTTATGTCTACTGGAGCAAAGGTAATGACTATATCGCCCACATCTTGGCAGGCCCATATTGGCAATAAGAATCCAACTAAGTTAGAAAAAGATAAACTTAGGTTTGAAAATCCAGGGCATGCTGATTCGTGGTACAAAGCGAAGATGCGGGAAATGAGAAAGCAAAGAACTGTAGATTACTTTAATAAGAAATATAATTTATCACTAAACGATTTTGACGTGGCAGATGCATTCGGCATTGCTCATTATTCAAATACGGTGCTTACGGAACGATGAAATTATATAAGAGTAAAGATTGGCTATATCGCCGATATATTGTTCAGAAGAAAACTATGGAAGAAATTGCAAAAGAATGTGGCGTTACTACAATGACCATATATAGAGCCTTGAAAGATAATGGTTTAATTAAATGAGCATAATTTATACTGGAGGAACATTTGATCTTTTTCATTCTGGCCATGTTAATCTATTGAAAAGATGTAAGGAGTTGGCAGGAGACTGGGGAAGCGTCATAGTATCGCTAAACACAGATGAGTTTATTCAGCAGTATAAGGGTAAGCCGCCAGTATGTAGCACAGAAGAAAGAACTGCTGTTCTAGAGTCTTGTAGATATGTAGATCAGGTAGTAATGAATGTTGGCGGAGCAGATTCAAAAATAGCAATAGAGATAGTTAAACCAGACTATATAGTTATAGGATCTGACTGGGCTAAAAAAGACTACTACGCTCAGATGGGATTTACCCAAGACTGGCTAGATGATCGTGGCATTGGATTGGTTTATGTTCCATATACACAAACAATTTCTACTACAAAATTAAAAGGAAGAATGCAGTGAAATTTTTTACTTATGTGGTTTGCTGGGACGAGGTATACGATAATGTTCTTAATATAGAGCATTCTTTTAAATCAAACAATATTCCACATAAAGTTATAAATTCTGGATTTAGAATTAATGATGAGTGGTTGAATGTTGGAGATATAAGGTATTACAGACAGTTATATAAAGCCGTACAAGACTTCGATCGATCATATGAGTATATGTTTTGGCTTGCTGGTGATGTAAGTTACAGTAACTGGATATCATTTATAGATAGGGCAAACTTATCTATTTCAAAATATAATGTTTTTGCTTATGCTCCACACTTAACAAGTGAGCCATGGCATGAAGGATCTTCTAAGATAATTAATTTAGATTTAGATGACAAGATGCTTCTTTCAATTCAAACAGACGGCATAGCGGTCATATTGCATAGAGATGTAGTTAACATGCTTGAAAAGTATTTTGACTTCCTTTCAGACAGGACAGATATTACAAAGTTGACTAGCGGCTGGGGAATGGATATGATTTGGTGTGCGTATTCTATATACAATAAAAAGCTAGTTCTTAGAGACAATGCAAATATTTTAACTCATCCCTCTGGTAGCAGTTATAATCATGACAGAGCTTCGCAAGAATTAAAAATAATTTTAGAAACTTTTTATGAGTTTTGTGACGCAAATAGTATAGATTCTAATGAAATTAAACAATTGCATGACAAAATATATGGAAGAATGCAGCATAGATCAGACTGCTTATCCGTAGATTCATTCTATAAAGTAAAGCCAGAAGTATTAAAAAATAAATATCCAATCAATTATCACACTATATACATAGATGATACTCGTTTAACTAATAGAAATAATTTAGACTATGTATTAAACGGAAATAAGTTAGATATAAAATGCCTTAATGCTAAAAAAGATGGGGAGTTAGATATATTTAAATTAGAAAATCCAGAATTTAAATTTGCTTGGGATGGATTCAAGCCAGGAGAAATTGGTAATTTTGGAAGTCATTATCTTGCTTGGAAATATTTGAAGGAAAACGATTTAAATGAGTTAATTGTATTTGAAGATGATGTTTTAATAGATAATTCATTTCATGAAAAGTATCAAACTGCCATGAGCGTACTGCCAGATGACTACGATATATTTAGCCTTTATGTTGATAAAAACCAGCATCCAAGATTTGACGAATCTCAAAAGATTAGTTATTATATAGCCAAGGGATACCAAGACTGGTCTACTTTATGTTACGTAATTTCAAAGCGGGGAGCAGAAAAATTATGTAAATATGTAGAGGAAATAGGCTTTGATCATCCAACAGATTGGTTTATTTTTAGAAAAGGTCATCAAGGCATATTTAATGTCTATACTTTTCCACCATATATTGAGAGTCCTCTCAATATAGATTCAAGATATGAATCACAAGTTCAATAGGAGCGGATATGTTAGAGCCAGTATTTCCAGATGCAATTAGATTTGAATGTAAAGATTTATATTTACATTCCATAGGTGCCCCATCAGGTAGAAAGATTTGGGATACCTGCCATGAAATTGCAAAGATGTTAATAGATAAGAATATATCTTATGGCGATTCCGCCCTATCCCCAGTTCGTATATTTTCAAAGGCGGAACCAAGAGAACAATTATATGTTCGCATAGATGATAAATTAAGTAGACTTATGAAGGGCTCAGACTATCCAGGAGATAATGATATTGATGACCTAATTGGCTATTTAATACTGCTCAAAATAGCTAAATCCAGTTGATATTTTAGTCGACTAAGAGTATAATAATTACATATGGAAATTGAATTAGCTGATCATTTTGATCGCATGAACAAGGTTGTTGAAGAATTACTCAAAGGTAACAATCCCACTCAGATTGCCTCTATAACGGGTTTTAAACGTTCAGATGTCCTAGGATATATAGACGAGTGGAAAGAGGTCGTTAGAAGCGATTCTGGGGCCCGTGACAGGGCAAAGGAAGCCATCTCTGGAGCAGACCAACACTATGCCATGCTTATTAAAGAGGCCTGGAAGACCGTAGAGGATGCAGATCAGGCGGGACAATTAAATATAAAAGCAACAGCATTAAAACTAATTGCAGATATTGAAGGCAAGCGTATTGGAATGCTACAAGAAGTCGGATTGTTGGACAATCAAGAATTGGCATCGCAGGTAGCAGAGACCGAACGAAAGCAAGATGTATTAGTTAAAATATTAAAAGAAGTAACAGCAACCTGTCCTAAATGTAAAATGGAAGTTGCAAAACGTTTGTCTCAAATAACTGGAGTAGTAGAACCAGTTATTCTTGATGCAGAGGAAGCAAGTGGATCTTAATTTTAATGATCTCATTGATATTCTTGACGGAGAAGAATTTGATGAAAGACCAGTTGATCTTAAGACATTTGTAACAAGCCCAGACTATCTTGGACTACCGCCACTTTCTGAAAATCAATATACATTAATTGAAAAGTCGTCTCAGATTTATAAAGAGTCTACCCTAATAAAATTGTTTGGCGAAGAAGAAGGTCGTCGTAGATTCAAGCAAACATGTAATGAAGTTATTGCACAACTAGGAAAAGGAAGCGGCAAAGATTACTGCTCCACTATCTCGGTTTCTTATATAGTTTATTTGCTGCTATGCCTAAAAGATCCTGCCACATATTATGGAAAGCCTCCTGGAGATACCATTGATATTCTTAATATTGCTGTCAACGCACAGCAAGCAAACAATGTTTTCTTCAAGGGATTTAAAACACGCATAGATAGATCACCATGGTTTATTGGAAAGTATGACCCGAAGGCTTCGGAAGTCAGATTTAACAAGAATGTAAACGTATACTCTGGACACTCTGAGCGTGAAGCATTCGAAGGTTATAACGTCATAGCCGTTATCCTAGATGAAATTTCTGGATTCGCCACAGAGAATACTACTGGGCATGACCAAGCTAAAACTGCAGATGCTATATACGATATGTATCGTGGATCTGTCGTATCTCGTTTTCCAGATTACGGCAAAGTAATTCTTTTGTCGTTCCCCCGATTTAAAAATGATCCAATACAAAAATTTTATGATTCTGTAATAGCAGAAAAAGAAACAATAATTAGAACCAAGAAGTTAAAGATGGATGAAGAGTTGCCAGACGGCACAGAGGGAAATGAATTTATAGTTGAATGGGAAGAAGATCATATCATCTCTTATACAATTCCAAAGGTCTATGCTCTCAAAAGACCAACATGGGAAATCAATCCAACTAAAAGCATAGAAAACTTTAAGGTAGAATTTTATAAAAATATGCCAGATGCATTAGGTCGCTTTGCCTGTATGCCCCCAGAAGCAGTAGATGCTTTCTTTAAGTCTCGTGAGAAAATAGAAAAAGCATTTAACAATATGGCGCTGGCAGTAGACAACTTTGGTAGATTTGAAAATTGGTTCGCACCAGACCCTGATAAGGAATACTTCTTGCATGTAGACTTGGCACAAAAGCATGACCATTGTGCCGTATCTATGGCCCATGTTCAAAAGTGGGTAAATGTAAAAGTAACCGATACATACTCCCAGCCTGCGCCAATCGTAGAAGTAGATGCAGTTAGATATTGGACTCCTACTGCTGATAAATCTGTAGATTTTACAGAGGTAAAAGATTATATTTTGTCTTTAAGAACTCGTGGATTTAAAATAAGAGTCTGCACATTTGATAGATGGAATTCGCATGACATGATGCAGCAGCTAAAAGCCTACGGAATAAATACGGAGACTTTGTCAGTTGCCAAAAAGCATTATGATGATATGGCTATGGTAGTGGCGGAAGAAAGGCTTTCTGGGCCTAATATTAAATTACTTATAGATGAGCTTTTGCAGCTGAAAATTATGCGTGATAGAGTAGATCATCCAAGAAAAGGATCAAAAGACTTGGCGGATGCTGTATGTGGTTCAATATATAACGCCATAAGCAGAAGTAAATTTGAAACTAATCAGGAAATAAATGTGCATACATACGACTCAATTGCACGTAGAAATGATAGACAGGAAGAAGACGTTAGACTTAATGTAATTAGACCACCAAAGATGCCTTCAAAATTGGCGGACGTACTAGATGGAATGGAAATACTATGAGCATATATCAAGATAAAGCTAAAGAATGTAAATGCTGTGGAAAACATGTACCGCTGCCTACTACCCTAAAAGAGTATGCGGGATATATGCTTTGCCCTACCACATTTGCAAATGTAGTTGAATATAAGAGATTGTGGAAGTCTCTTGGATCAAGACCACCTGGAAGCGTCAGAAAACATTTCTCTGATTACGTCCAGCAGTTGGTGGAGACAACCATTGACAAAAATGAGGATGGCACAATACAATAGGGCTAGGTGGCGTTAGCTCAGTTGGTCAGAGCCCCAAACTCATAATTTGGCCGTCGTAGGTTCAAGTCCTACACGCCACAC